GTTACCGCCAAAGGGAAAGTTGGCAGGACTAGACATGGAAGTCATTTTTTTAGCACTAGATACACCCAAAGATGTGCGTAAGTTGTTATCTTTGGAACTGACTGGTGCCTGGGTAAATGAAGCTAGAGAGCTGCCCAAAGCGGTCATTGATGGTTTGACACACCGTGTTGGTCGTTATCCAACCAAAGCACATGGTGGTTGTCAACATAGATTTATTATTATGGACACCAACCCACCTGATGATGACCATTGGTGGCATAGATTGGCAGAAAAAGAAAAGATGAAAGGTAAGTATGCTTGGAAGTTCTACAAACAACCTGGTGGTGTTAAAGAAGTAGATGCACAATTTGAAGATGCGATTTATGCAGGTGGTAAATACTGGGCAATTAATGACCGAGCAGAGAACATTGATAATTTAACGGAAGGGTACTATGAGCAAATGCTTGGAGGAAAAAACTTAGACTGGATTCGCTGCTATGCTGGTGGTGAATATGTCTTTGTGCAAGAAGGCAGAGCTGTGTGGCAAGAATATACTGATTCGTTGATGAGTGAGGAAATACAATATTTGCCTGAATATCCGTTACAGATCGGACTTGACTTTGGTTTGACACCTGCGGCAGTGTTTGGTCAACGATTGGACAATGGTAGGTGGCATATTTTGCACGAACTAGTAACCTTTGACATGGGGTTAGAACGATTTACCACACAACTCAAGATTGAAATCAATAAGATGTTTCCAAATGCCAAAGATATTAAGATCTGGGGTGATCCAGCAGGTAGCAAACGAGATGAAATCTTTGAAGTGACAGCGTTTGACCATTTGAAAACACAAGGGATGAACGCCAGACCAACCGTGAGTAACGACTTTAAGGTGCGTAGAGAAGCAGGTGCGATGCCAATGAACCGCTTGATTGCTGGTAAAGCAGGACTGATTGTAAATAAGCACTGTTCTATGTTGCGTAAAGCGTTAGCTGGTGGGTATTACTTTAAGCGTGAAGCGGTGGGTGCAGGGTATGAACGGTTTAAAGATGTACCGTTTAAAAACAACTTCTCACACATCGGTGATGCCTTTGGGTATCTAATGCTCGGTGGCGGTGAACACAGAATCTTAACTCGTAAAAATGCACATGGCAGTGATAACCAACAAGTCATAGCGAAGGTGGACTTTAGTGTCTTTTAATTTACCAAATAAAAAATACAACATTATTTATGCTGATCCGCCTTGGAATTATGGTAGCAAGTCAGCAGTCAATAATACGACTGGTAGTCAAATAAAACCTTTGAGTAATCATTACAATACTATGAAGTTACGAGAACTTGAAGAACTACCAATAAAAAGCATTACACAAAAGGATGCTGTATGTTTTATGTGGGTAACAGATTCGCACTTAGATGAAGCATTACAAATATTTAAAGCATGGGGTTTCAAGTATAAAACCATAGCATTTAATTGGATTAAAACGACATCAAAAGGCAACTACTGTAAAAATGTAGCTCCATGGACTATGAAAAGTAGTGAGATTTGTTTGTTAGGTGTAAAAGGTACAATGTCTAAATATAAAAAAGCCAACAATATAGAATCATTGGTAATTGCACAGCGTACTAAACACAGCAAAAAACCATATGAGGTTAGAAAACGAATTGATTTATTATTCGGAGATTTACCAAAAATAGAACTATTTGCAAGAGAAAAAACAGAGGGTTGGGATGCATGGGGGAATGAGGTTTAATGCAATCTAAAAAAATGAGCTTTATTGAATCATTAACAAATGTAATCGTTGGGTATTTAGTAGCAGTTGGTGCTAACTATATTATTCTACCAATGTTTGGGTATATGGTTAATGTTGCTGATAGCTTTTACATAGGTATTGTATTTATGGCGATTGCTATAGTAAGAAGTTATTTATTAAGAAGATTATTTAATAGTTTTAAAAATAGTTAATGAGGAATAATGCCTAATGTATTCTAAAACTAAAGAGATGCGAGGTAAAAGAGGGGTACCTAAAACCTCGCAAAACCCTATAGGATTAGTAGAATTTTACAATAGTTTAAACACCAATGAAAGAATTGTTTACCGAGATTACACCAACAATGATGCGTATCATTTAGATTACCGTGCTTTAGATGAAAGTTATTTTGAAAGTTATGATGCCACGGTAGCGTATGTGGAAAGTCTACAATCAGTAGGTCCAGCGATCACGATTGTGTACCAAGAACAGATCGCAGCATGTTGGGGATTTGCTCAAGTGGTGCCTGGTGTGTATGAAGCATGGTGTTTGGGCAGTCAGCTTTTTAACAAATATCCAGTAGCTACCACTAGAACCGCTAAGTTTGTCATTGAATATGGTGCTAAGTATCTGGCAGCACACCGAGTTCAAGTCACTGTGTTGGCTAGTAACAAAGTTGCAAACAACTGGGCATCTGTATTACAATTCAAGTACGAAGGTCTGATGAAACAGTTTGGACACGATAAGCAAGATTATGTGATGTATGCAAAAATTTATTAGGAGTGATGATGGGCGGAATATTATCTAAACCAAAGATACCAGGACCAAGTCCAGAACAGATCAGAGCTGAAGAAGAAGCTCGTGCTGCACAAGCAGAACAGAAAGCATTGTTAGCAGAACAAGCAGAAACTGAAGAAGCAAAGAAACTGCGTGAAATGAAATCATTGCAAGAACGCAAAAGACGAGCCAGATATGGCGGTAAGCGTATGTTGCTAGCAGAAAGAGAAACACCAGAGATTGGTTTAGGACAACAAAGCGATACGCTAGGTTAAATTATGATATCAGGCAGCAGACCACCACGCACACCATTTCAACAATTTTTTGAGATGATTTCTCCGCCTGGAAGCAGCAAAGGATTTTATCAAGTAAGACAGCGTGCTTTTGGTGGCGGACCATCTCCTGTAAGTTATGCTGCGGCAAAAGAATACAAAGAAATTGTGGGTGAAGAATTTAAAGGTGAAACCTTGGCACCTACCCAAGATGATTTAGCAAAAGAAAAGTTTGCGTTGGAGGAAAAGGAAGCGATTGAAAGAGAGAGGGTAGCGAAAGAAAAGCTAGCAGAAACACAAACTAGAATTGAAGAACGCAAGCGTATGCGATCTAGGAGAGCTGCGGCTCAAAAGCGAGCTACATTATTTCAAATGTCAGGTGCAAGATATAGAGTATAGGAGGATGTATGCCAAAAGTAGTAGGTAAAAATGGAAAATCTAAAATGTTTCCGTACACAGGTAAAGGGATTGCTCAAGCCAAAGGTTATGCTAAAGATACTGGCGGTAAGTTCGTGATGGGCGGTATGAAAGACAACTTCAAAAAGAAGAAGGACAAGTCATGAAAAAAAAGAAAGGATATGGTGGCGGTAAAAAGCCAGGAAAAAAATGAAACGCAAGTTTAAACCTGTGCCTAAATCTAAGAAGGGTGTACCTTTAAAGTATTTAGCAGGTGCCAAAAACAAATCTAAGCGAGAGAGTGAAATCTTACGCACTAGACGGTTGTACCGTAAAGGTTTATTATCAGCAGAGATGATGGATCAAATCAGCAAGGAGAGATCAGGTGGCAGGTAAATACCCAAGTAGTTATACTAGCAAATTTAGCAAATCAACACTTGATAAAGTTTACAAGCGTGGATTGGGTGCGTATTATTCGTCAGGTAGCCGTGGTGTATCTGCACATGCTTGGGCGATGGGCAGAGTACGATCTTTTGTCACAGGCAAAGGTGGTGCTAGAAAAGCAGATTCTGATCTAACGAGGAAAACATAATGGCATATAAGTCAGTCAATCAAATTATGAAACGCTATCAAGCTGCCAAAGTTCGTAAAGAACAATGGGAATCAGTTTATGAAGATTGTTATCGTTTTGCTTTGCCGAACCGTAACTTATATGAAGGTTACTTTGAAGGTAAGACGGTTGGTCAAAACAAAATGTCAGATGTATTTGACAGTACAGCAATTAGTTCAACGCAACGATTTGCCAATAGAATACAATCAGGTTTATTTCCACCACAAACCGACTGGTGCAGATTAGAGCCTGGCAATGATATTCCAGATCAAAACAAAGGTGAAGTACAAGAAGTCTTAGATGCTTACTTAGAAAAGATGTTTAGTGTTATTCGCACTTCTAACTTTGACTTAGCTATGGGTGAATTTTTATTAGACCTATGTGTTGGCACAGGTGTGATGTTAATTCAAGAAGGTGACGAGATGACACCAATCCGTTACACTTCTATCCCAATGTATTTGGTTTGTTTTGAAGAAGGTGCCAATGGTCAAGTAGAAAATGTCTATCGTACTTTACGATTAAAAGCAGAACAAATTTTAATTCAGTTTCCTGATGCCAAACTAAATGAAACTTTAAAGCGTAAAGTTAAAGATAATCCGATTGAAGAAATAGATTTTTTAGAAGCAACTGTTAAAGATTTAGAAACAGGTAAATATTCTTACTGTATTATTTATAAGCAAGAAAAACTAAAAGTGGTTGAGAGGGAACTTAAATATAGTCCTTGGGTGGTATCAAGGTACATGAAAGCAGCAGGCGAAGTATATGGTCGTGGACCATTAACTGTGGCTATACCTGATATAAAAACTTTAAATAAAACCAAAGAATTATTATTAAAAAACTCATCGTTATCTATTGCAGGTGTGTATACCGCAGCAGACGATGGGGTACTCAATCCAAATACAGTGGTACTTAAACCAGGTGCAATCATACCTGTGGCTAGAAATGGTGGACCACAAGGTGAAAGTCTAAGACCGTTATCTCGTAGTGGCGATCCACAGTTATCACAAATCGTAATTGACCAACTACAAATGTCAATTAAGAAGATATTGTTAGATGAATCTATCCCAAGAGATGATATGTCAGCACGAAGTGCCACTGAAATACAACAGCGTGTTCAAGAATTAGCACAAAACTTAGGTAGTGCATTTGGTCGTTTAATTACTGAGGTGATGACACCGATTGTGCAGCGTACTTTACAGATTATGGATGCTCAAAACTTGATTGAGTTACCTTTAAAAGTCAATGGTTTAGAAGTCAAGATCAAACCTGTTAGTCCGATTGCTCAATCACAAAACAATCAAGACATCAACAATGTAATACAGTTTGCTCAAATAGTTTCACAACTAGGTCCTGAAGGACAAACCATCTTAAAGATTGGTAAGATAGCAGATTACATTGCAGAAAAACTTGGTATACCTGCGGACTTAACAAATAGTGAAGCAGAACGAGCTATAATTGTGCAACAAACACAAGAACTAATCCAACAACAAGCGGAAGCTGAACAAGCCATGCAACAACCAGAAGAAGCACCAACTGAGGAGCAAATATGAGCTGGGATGAATTAAATTTATTAGATGAACAAGCAGTAGACCACAAAGAATTTATTAATGTAGTTGAATTGAATCGGTTATACGCAAGGGTTTTTAATACGGAAGATGGACAAAAAGTATTAAGACATTTAAGGGCTATCACTATTGAACAACCAACTTTCATTCCTGGCGAAGTTGCCAGTTATGGATATTGTAGAGAGGGACAAAATTCTTTGGTGAGAGAAATTGAGAAACGCATAGAGAGGGCAAGAGGATGAGTGAAGAAAATCAAGCAGTAGAAAGTCAAGCAACTGAAAACGAAGGTTTATTAGATCAAGGTATTAATGAAGTAAGGGCAGAAGAACAAGCACAAGAGGACAAAAATCCTGAAGTGATTGAAGATGTGTTTGCTAAAGATCCAGAAGAAGTTAATACCGCAATAGCTAACGAAGGGGAAGAAGTTGAATATGACAGACCAGATTATTTTCCTGAAAAGTTTTGGAATCAAGAAGAAGGTCCAGACATTGAAGGCTTGGTCAAATCTTACAAAGAAATGGAGAAAAACTTTTCTCAAGGCAAACACAAAGCACCAGAAGATTATGATGTATCTTTTGCTGAACAATCAGGTATACCACAAGATGATCCTTTGCTAGACCGTTTTCAAGGTTGGGCAAAAGAACATGGGGTTAGTCAAGCAGCATTTGAAGCATTGGCTAAAGATTATATTGATATGGAGGTATCATCCTTAGAACAGTTTAAGGTTGATGTTAAAACTGAAAAAGACAAGTTAGGACCAGATGCAGATCAAATTATCAAATCAACTGCTGAATGGGCAAATGGTTTATTTAACAAAGGTGTTCTTAACGAAGAAGAACTAGAAGCATTTAAAGGTGCTGCTGGTACTGCATCAGGCGTTAGAGCCATGCAAAAGTTAAGACGATTCTATGGGGAAGGTAACATTCCAACAGCACAACCAAGTGACGAAGGTGTACCAACATTAGATGAATTATATGCTATGGTTGGAACCAAAGAGTATAAAGAAGATGCCAGTTATCGCAACAAAGTACAAAAATGGTTTAAGCAGCGTGTACCTGACGATCCAAGCAAAGATTATATTTTATAAAAAGTTGCAATC